GCATCAAGCGATACCTAAGCCCATGCAAATTATATACGCTATGACCAAAATCACAATGACGATTCCAAGCCACTTGAAATAAGTAGCAGCAGTTTTGTTAGCGTCTTCGGTTCGCCATCTCTCCTGCTCCATCTTCTTAAGCTCAAGTTCTTTCGCATCCTTGGACTCTTGGATCCGTGCTTCATCCACAAACCGATGCGTCTCCTGATAGTCATCGAGCCGAATCTTCGTCCCACAGAACTCACAAAACATGAAATCTCGGTTGCCATCCTTCACCGTAAGATCCGCACCACAGCCGGGGCATTTTACCGTCCGTGCCATAAAAGCACCTCCTATTCGTCATGTATTTAGGATATCATGTGCTCTGCCCATAGTCAAGTAAATCAGGGTGGCCTCACCCAAATAACATTTTTATCCAGTTTCATACCTTAATCCTCAATCTCAAACATCACATTCTCCGGTGAGATGATCGTATCGCACTTCTTACCCTTGAACCGAAACCTCACAAACTGGTTCGTCAAACCGGAAATTTTCTCAACCAGTCCATATTCACCACTAAAATTAGCCACGATCTTAGCCCATACTCTCCCCTGCTTGGCCAGTTCGTTAAATTCACCCGCGGTCATTGCCCACACTCACCTCCGTCATCAAACTTCTCCCCGCCGCATACAAGAATTTCTTCAGCGACAGCACCTTAATATCGTACGTACTCTTCAAATTCTCCAGCTCAATATTAACCCCACCAGAGCGATATTCCGCCATATCCAATGCATACCGCATCCGGCGATCCGCAACCCCAGGACTGCAATTGAACTTATCTGCCAGTGATGCCTCGATATCCCTCATGGACATAAATCGGTGCGAGTTCAAGTCATCGATGACCATCTCCACCGCTTCGCCCATCAGCTCCCCGCCGAAGGTCAGCATGGGAACCTTCAACTTAGCGAGAAAATCATACGTTCTTTGCTGCATTTCTTATCACCGCATCCTTTCCCACTCAGGTTTTCATAATAGCATTCGCTGCATGAACCAGATATGTGGTACCGTCAATCGTGATTTGCAGCTGATCGCCTTCGTAGTCAGTCCAGTTGTCCACTTTGCCTTGAACAATAGTTCCATCGGGCAACTTAATCTGTGCCCAGGAATAGGTAAATGTCGTATCAAACACCCTATAGTTTCCGCAACCGCATAGCCCGAGACAGCCAGCGAGCATCATCATACATGCAACGACGCAAATAATACGATTTTTCATAGTTAATCGCCTCAACCAAATATCATGTAAATCAAAAGCAAGAACCATCCTGTATATCTGATGATTCTCTGTTTTTCTTCGCCGATGTTCTCAGCAAAAGACATTCCAATTGCGATAGCTTGTAAAATAATGCTTGCGAGCAGCACAATTCGCATCACTTCACCATACTTCCTTTCCGTGTCTGGTCATCCGCAGGCCAGTACGTGTAAATATCATCGAACACCACCGGGATCTTCTTCTGGAGTTCCATCAGCAGCGGGCACATGAGCTCCCGCATCTGAGGATGGGCCGCCACAGGAGTACGCAGCTTGAAGATGTTGCGCCACTCACGGTAGTTGGCCGTCACCACGATCTCGGTCTTCAGGCACAGCGGCAGCACACAACGGGCCTGTTCGGGGCGCATACCGTTGGCAATCATAAGCTTGTAGTCCTTTTCGGCATAAGTCATGGCTTCAAGGAACGAACTCTTGATCGTAACCTCGCTATCGTTCAGTTCACAATACTGCTCGCCATGAATATAAGAAGGCCAGATAAACGTCAGTTCCCCGCCAAACTTCTCCTTCGAGTAGTTACAGTACCGTGTGCTCTCCTGCGCAAAGCTCGCAATCCGATGCCGCACCAGCTCATTCGCCACGCCACGGTCACAGGTAAACAGCACGGACAGCTGCGAATGCTCCAGCATAGCCTCATGCTCCTGCTTCACCAGAAAGCCCACCAGCTTCTTAGCCGACTCACCATCCGGCGTGATCTTGTCCTCGCTCTTGTAGCAGACCCTGGCCACCCGCTCGATCTGCTGGAGCTCCTTAATGCCTCCCTCAGAAATATCAGTGAGGATTTCGTACTTAGGTTCAACGATTTTCATAATTAGTTCTCCTTTTCATCAATGAATCAATGATTTCAAGCTGCCGCAGGCTCTTTCCATTACCTCTTTGGGCCACCATGCTGATGCCAATATCCTCGATCGGGATAATGTATCCGAGATGAGCCAGTTGCTTATGGTCGCAAGTTTCCACCTTCGGACACTTCTGGCATTTAGGTGCAAGTATCGTAAGTGCTCCGAAGTCGTTGTTCATGTTGTCCACTCCGATATCATTTTGCACTTCCAATCCCCACAGATATCACCCGAAGCATGTTTCTTTGCAAACGCCATGCCCTTCTTGATGGCCTCCTGCTTATTCTCTGCTTTGACCACGAAACCCTGATGCCCGCCACCATTGTCCGTGCACTCAAACCAAAATGTGTGCATCTTCATATAAAATCCTCCAAAATCGAGTTAAGCAGAATCTCCAACACCCGGTTTATGCCCGCCACCACTCGATATGGCCACGGTTCTTTCGGCTTCACCCGGGAAGGGGTATCAGACTTTCTCAGCGCACCATAAAGCCACCTGTCGAACTGCCCAAGTGAAATATCATTCTCCATGCACCATTCACGAGCATCTGCGTAGCTAATGTCACCATTCATGCAAAGCTCGACCACATCACGCAACGTAGCGTTCGGCTTGATCAGGATATCTTTTTGAAGCTCGTAATCCTCAAAATACAAGTCCTCGCGTGACCCGTCAGCCCTGTGAATAACTTGCGCAAAGGGTTTGCCATCCGCATAAAGCGTCGTAATATCCTCATCAATGTCAATTCGAGGACAGTCGTACCTCCATATGGCCTCAACAACTTCTTCATAGTCAATCATATCGCACCTCACAGCAGAATCCGGAACAAAATGAACCAGATCACCTTCAGCGTAAACGCAATAATGATCAGCCATGCACAAATAACCAGCGTTGCCGCCAGAATATGACCCAGCATATGGCCGATCTTCTCCCAAACATCATTCATCCTTATCAACCCTTTCGAGACCTGTAAAATATCCAATGCCAATATGACCACCATCGCAATAATGAATTGGGCGGAACGCCATCAGACCGGCCAGATTGTTCTTCGCATCTTCGAGATTACAGTAGGGATGCCCATCGTTAAATTTCCTCTCGCAAAATCGACACTTGTAAGTCGGATAATAAAACGGCTTCACCCCACACACCTCCTCGCCGCATCCAGACGGCTCTCCGCAGCGTTCAGCTCGAAGATAGCAGCCGTGATAAACTCCGGATCACAGTTCTCAAAGTGGTTCCGGGCCACCTCAAGATCCCGCATGGCATCTTTCAGCGTGTTGACTGTCGAAACCATCGGTTCTGTCCAGAGTATCTTTTTGGCGAAATCAACGATTTTGCGCAGCATTTCTACACCTCCACATCTTTGCGACCTGACGAGCCGTGAGCCAGCCCTCAACATCATCATGGCCAAGTAACTGTGCGCCCATCACCTCGACAAGTCCTTGCTCAGCTCCATAACTTCCAGAGAGACTAAAAGTTCCATGAAAACAAATAGCATCCCACATACGCTGACCTTCCGAGTTATACACGACAATTTGCTCGTTGTAACTGCCGAAGTACTTCGGGTCATATGTATGCGGAACCTTAGCATGCTTCAGCAGAATATCCAACTTCTGCATCTCGGTCATGTGATTCCAAACCCGGAGTTTCCAGGTTTTCTTAGACATATTTCTCATTTCTGCATTTCCTTTCGTCGGCCTCCATGGTCTTTGCAATTTTATGCTGAATATAAAGCACACAGCCAGCCTGGCTATCACACCCGAATGAAGCCAATAGTCCAGCAATAGCATTCAAAGAGTTCAAATCCTCTTCAGCAAATATCATTTAGTGTTCACCGTTCCTCCTGATACTCTACAATTTTAGATTTGAAATCAGTCATATACCTTATATTCCATATTGCTCACATGGGCGATGGTATCGTAGTTATCACCCTCAAAGCGAAACCTTGCCATACCGTTCGAGGTTAAATCAGAGAACTTTTCTAAATATCCTCTTCGTCCGGGCCAAGGGCGGATGATTTTCATGAAGACCTTATGGGTCGTGGCTTTTTCCTGAATCTCGTGCATTTGAATCGCTCCTTTTTTTGTTACAGTTCAGAAAATAAAGAGCCGCAGATTTCTCCACGGCTCCATAATGAAGTCAGTCCAACACCCTCATATCATCGAGAATATCACTTAGTCTTTCACCGTTTTTCTTTCTCTTATCGATTTCCAGCCATTCTTCGTTCGTCAGTTCCCGACGCAATTTCCAGTAATGTCCCAAACTTCTGTCGTAGCAGTACAAATCCTTCAGATTCTGCTCCTTGGTCAGTGCCGCGTGCTTCGACAGCATTTTTGCTCCTGCTGCAATTCCGCCCACAACAACCGGACCATAAGTAATAATCTGCTCTTTGTGCTCATAACACCAAGTCTGTGCTTTTACCTTTTTGTCCTGGAACCACTCCCGAATTTGAGCTTTCTTTCGTGCTCTTTCGAGTTCTTCCATAGTGTAAACCTTTGCCATAAATATTTCTCCTTTATAGTCAGTATTTGGATTTCTCCATAAAGGAGTCTGTTATTTTCGCGTCTTCTCCTCAAACTTCAGAGGCTTCACCGTACCCTCCCGCGCACACTCCGTCAGGCACTCGTGGCAGGGTTCATCCGTCTCCAGCACCTTGAAGCTCTTGCACTTCGGACAGTAGGTCGCATAGTCCACTTCGCGCATCCAGTTATTCATCAGCGCTTACCTCCGTCGTATCTATGCATCGTGTATCCATTGCAAATCTTGCACTTAGCATAGCGGATGTTCGGATAGTACCTTGAATACCTTTCAGCTTCATTCCATTTATGAAGTGCGATTGTGCGTTTGCAAGCGCAGTCCATGCACACAATTTTTATTCGGTCACTCATCAGGTTTCACCTCCGAAATAAAAGTGTCCTTTCCGCAGCGAGGGCAACGTGCCAGAACCTCACCGTTATGGATTGTGCACTCCTTCATACTGTTCCAGTTAGATGTAGGAATCCCAAAATGAGCATTACAGCCACCACATTTAACGGCAATGAGCTTTTCGTCAGGATCTGCATATCCGTCAAGGTCGCCGATATATCTGTGCACCTCATCTGCTTTACAAAATGGGCATCTCAAAAATTTCTTATAGACAGAAACTCCGTCCGCATTATATGACCACACCTCAGGGGCAACAGGATGGCGTTTATTGCAATTGGTACACTCAACCGATATCCAGGGACGTTTTTTCTCAGCCTTCTCCTGCTTAACGGAGAACCTATCATCCAACTCCGGATGGGTCATGCGCTGGTTAAGAGCCCACAGCAGGTTCCAACAGGCAGCTCGCAGGTGGTCCTCGTCGTCCATACCAACCATGTACTTTGCCAGATGCCGAGAAGCACTGTCCAGCAGCGAATGCAGCGGGATACCCTTATCCACATTGTGCTCGCCATACTTCAGCGCACCCTCCTCGCAGTGCTTGCTAACCTCCATGATGCCATACCAGGGCAGAAGGTCCATCCGACCCTTCCCTGCATGCATATCACGCTTTGCACCGGTTTCAAATTCGGTGCGGTCTCCGGAATCTTTAATCATTTGTTTTCTCCTCCAGTTCATTGATTCGAGTGGTTAAGACAGTTCCTGCGGATATGAGCGAAATAAAACACTGAAATTCCTCGTCAGAAGCCATTTTCACTACTATTCCCGCGCACAAAGGATTTACTTTGCAATATCTAACAAGTTCGGAACGATACAATTCGCGCTGTGCCTTTAGCTGAGCAATATCTGTGCAGTTGCAGATGTCATGTATGTTTTCCAGCATTTTCAGCCTCCATAAAATTTCCTCTCGTTAAACGCTTTCTTCGAGTTCAGGGCTCTCGAAATTGCCAAATCAATACCGCTCCTACTCTTCAGATGGTAGTAGTACAGATCCTTGTACGGTGTATTCAGCCGGTCGATACGCCCAGAGGCCTGCTCCATGATCTTATATGAGTAGTTCTGGCTGTAAAATATAATGGTGTCCGTCTTGATGCAGTTCCAGCCTTCAGCACCGGCATTGTACTGCACCAGATACACCCAGCTATCGCCTTCAGGAAGCGGCTGATGCTTGTGTCCGTTCCATTGTGCTACCTCTGTATCCTTGCCGTAGTCCAGACCCATCAGAATATCAAGCTCATAATCGAAATTATAGAAGATAATGACTCTAGGTCTGCCTTTACAAATATCCAGCACTTTTTCTTGTCGGCTTGCATCAGCATTCACCAACTTTCGCAGCAGATAACAGAACTCGCTGGCGGTCTCGATTGGCTTGTTCTCCCAGAGGTTCCACCGGTTCTTGCAGATCGACAGATACTTCACCTTGTCGTAATCCACAAATACATTCTCATGGTGCGAGATAGTCGGCCGCTCGAAGTCCATGTCAACCAGAATCCGTTCCCGCAACCGTACCAAGCGCTGGGTATTCAGATACCGATCAATCTTCGGGTACTTCGTGCAGAATTGGCTGTATACTACATGCTGGTTGTTGAAGTCCGTTCTGTTTCGATAGAACCCATTGGCGATGAACACCGGGATATAATCCGTCCAGCAGTCCCCGGGGGTGGCGCTGAGCAATATCCACTCGTTATTTTGCGTAATTTTGTAGAAAGATTTCACCCATGCGCCCTTTCCAACGACTCGCTGTTCGTCAAATATAAAGAACGCATTCTTCACGCCAACATACTTTCCGATATTGTTCCAGGAATCCACCACGACCTTGTGCTCGTAAATATCATGCTCTGGATCTGTAGACATATAGAAATGGGCCAGTTCTTCGTCCCACTCGCCAGTATCCCGTTTTCGGGCAGTCGTGATGATGTAAAGATCCGGAGGCTCTGTCATACGAACATAATTCTCTGTGTTCACCTTGCCATCATAAAGTTTGTAATAGAACGCCAAACTCGTTCTCGATTTTCCGCTTCCTACGCCTCCGCATAAGATGCAGCCGATTTTCATACGGTTGATCGCATCCAATTGGTAGTCGTAGAGCGTTACACCTGCCATCAGGTCGCTCACCTCATTTCCAACGTCACATAAATGGCACTTTTATTGCAGTGATTCTCGTAAGCCAGAAGCGAGATCGTCGCCTCTTCCTCATCTTCGCCCTCCCCTCTGACGGTATAAGCAAAGAGCTCTTTCCGGTGCTTTCTGAACACCTTCCAGAGCTCTTTTTTCTTAGTAAAGTCCGTGCTTTTTGCAGTAGGACGCATATTGCAAGCCCTCCTTATCTGCTTCGCGCATAATTTCTTACAGTGTGAGCTTTTTAGGCTTTTCTTCCGTCGTTGACATGTTACGCGGTACGGTGTCTCGACATTTATCGCAGTATAATCTTTTTGACGGAACCTGGTACATCATACCGCCGCATTTTTTGCAAGCCTTATCTACTCTGCGAAGTCCGCCCATAAATATCACACCTCCTCAGAACGACAGAAGTCCGTGTAATAAACCAGGTCGTAATCCAGCGGATGGTTGTTCCAGTCGTAGTTCTGCTCGTAATCAGCAATCTCATCACGCTTGTCGAGTTCGCGGCAAATATCATCGTTGTGCTCATAGAACCATTCCAGCGGAAGGTCGAACTTGTCGCACAGTTCCGGAATATCAAAGGCCCAGCAGCCATAGTTGGTGTTCTGTGTACCCTCCGAAACCATGTAATCGACGATCTCTTTTACTTTTTCTCTGCTCATAATCCTTACTCCTTCTGTTGTTCAATTATCAGGCTCTCTGGCCCGGTTGTGAGTCATGCGGGAATCGAACCCACCGTACAGCCCATGCTAATGACTCAAATAAAAGAGCCCCAGATTTCTCCAGGGCTCTCATGTGCTTATTCTTCAGGTGTACAATAGTCAACGTCGAGATGCGCTTTGCCTTCACTATCCGTATAGGTGACGAATTTTCTCGGCTGATGAAAGATCTTCTCGTACTTCTCGACGAACTCCGGCAAAAGCTCACCGAAATCATCCTCCGTGAGGCCTATAATCAGGAATGTTCCAACGATAATATCAATGGGGATACCATAAGGGCCGTCGAGCGTCCGGTTGAGTTTCTCCATGCAATCATCATGCAGCTTTCCTTCTTCGTTGCAAATCAATGCCACCTCATCGTCCCACGGGTAAACAGCCTGAATCGGGCCTTCCACCTCTTTCTGGAGCGATTCCAGAGAGCAGTCAATGTCGATCACTTCAGGGTAATGCTTTGGTCGAACCCTCAGAACTTTCATACTGTCAACCTCCCAAATTGCACATCAAAAATATAAATCGAGCTGTTTCCTTAGAGCCGCCATTTGCGACGTGGGCACTCACCGACTGGACATTCGACCAGGGACTGACCCCGGCACTCGAAAAATATCAATGATCAATAATAGCGGTTGTACTTCCGGTTGGCTTTTGCACGAGCTTCCGTAACATCAGGGGCTACGAAACCAAAGTTGATCACATAGCTCGGGATATTGTACGAACGGGCAACCAGATTTTCGATTGCACAGCCACGGAACGCCTTCTCCTCATCGTAGATCCCGATAAAGTAGTCTGCATCCGCCATCTTCTTGATGCTCTCACCGAGGTACCAGACCGCTTGATTCGCGTCAGTCGGAGGATCATCAGAAATATAAGTCTGGATCACCTCCAGCTCCTCGCCAAACACAGCCTCAGCAATATGGTGCATCTGTTCCATAGTTGCTCGGATCTGTGCTTCAGTGCGGCCTTTCATCGGTGCGCTCGCTCGGCTCTGCCATGTCTGCTTCAGGAGCTGCAAATCGGGCATAGCGCTCTGCATACGGATCAGCATCCGCATCCTGCTCAACGTACATCACATCCGCATACAGGCTGTACTCACCGGGTGTGTTCCGCTTCTCGACAAGGTTTGCCTGGAGACAAACGTTCTTGACCCGGATAAAGTCCAGCTGGCTGATCGTATCCGCGTTGCAGAGCAGGCGCTTGCCGGAGGTGGTGACCCAGTAGATATGCGGGGGCCACTTGGAGTCCATATTGATCGTCACCGGCACGAAGTAGGTCGGAACGAACGGCTCGTCGTAGGTACGCTCAGGATTCGGATTGGTCTGACGAACCTTCACGCCGAGGTCCATGAGGTGATTCACCAGCTCCATGGTCGGGATCACCACGTTGACGCGGCACTTGTCCGAGCCAAAGCGATCACGGCTGGGATCACCGCTGAAATTGGTGGTAAAGATGAAACGGGTATCGTCGATATTGACTTTCTGGCGCTTGGTGTACATAAATATCAGTCTCCTTTTTACTTGTTGATTTCGATTTCCAGCATGGACAGTGCGGCCGACACTCTACCCATTTCAGACAGGAAATGCGCAGGGTTACCTTTCGTCGCCGCCTCCAAAGCTGCTTCGTAGCTCTTCTTCGCCTGAGCGATGTACTTCTTGAGCGCATCATTCTCGACAGAAGAGCTTTCCGTATAGGGCTTCCCGGGATACTTCTTCCCGCTCTTCTTAACCCAATTTTGGATCTCCTTGTAATAGTTGCCCTTGTTGCCGCCACAACGCTTTGCAATCGCCATGGCCAGACCCTTCTCCGGGTCGAAAACATCCTTCTCGCTGCACTTCACAACGGTCTTGGAGCCATCCGACCAGTAAACGATCGTGGCCGGAGGAGCAAAGATAACGTTCTTGATACTTGCTGCGGTCATATTGGTTTCCTCCTTCTTTTTGGTTGCCTCTTCCATCACACAGTTAGCCCAGTGCATGTAACGCATAGAATCGAACACCGACTCTTCCCGCTTCAGAATACGCCAGTCACCCTGACGGTCACGCAGAAGATCACCCGGATTGAACGTGAACGTTCTTCCATCTTCCAGCTCAAGATTCATTTGAGCAGAACCCAGTTTAGTGTAAAAGTTATCGACAAACCCGATATGATGGCCATAGGGGTCATACAAACTTCCATGACACATAAAATATCACCTCACGTCAAAATTTCTTGCTGCTTCTTCCTGCGCATCGCTCCAGGGAAGATCTGGCGCAGTCCAGGGAGCAACACCGTCGTCGCCAACGAACCAGTTGAAGTCGCCGTACTTGGAGATCTCCTCAACTGCCTCATCGACTTCCCGGTTGAAATATCTTTTGTCGATATCCTCCTGCATCTGAAGCTGATAGACCGCCTCGCTTTCCAGCCAGCGGTAATCCTTTGCTCCGGTCACAGAAGCATATTTCCGTTCGCCGGTATCCGTCAGGCCCGCTTCCCGCAGCAGCAGAGCGCCGCCCTTTCCCGGCATGATCGGGCAGAACTGTCCCACGCGACCCACAAAAATATAATTGTGTTCGCCTTCAGGCAGGTCCTCGTTCTTGTCGAGATAGATAGCGCCCTTGGAAACGGTCTTTGTCTCGCAGAGGTCAGTGAACTCGATCTTCTCCTTGGAGAACAGGGTCTTGAACACATACGGCACCTGGAATTGGGTGCCCGTCGCCGTCCATTCGCCGCCTTCGTCCTTGCAGTCGCCCGGAATATAACCGTAGAGCGCCTCGCACTGGTCGGCAGCCATGTATTTCGCAATATAAACGGCATTGTTCACCAGACACATCCGCTCGTAGGTCGCCTCATGCTCGAACGTGTAGCCGTACTTTTTTGCAAAATCCATGCAGTACGCAATGATTTCCGGGGTCGCATCGGGGATTTTGATCGAATCCGTTTTGATATGCGCGACCTTAAAGCCGCGCTGCTGCACTTCATCCTGCAAAGTGCGCATAAATAAAGCCCCTCGAAGCGCCACAATGTTGTTGGCGTTCTTGGGGTTGCGGAACGGGTTGTCGAAGCTTGCACTGGTCAACCCGTAAACCGAGTTGATGGCGATCTTCAACGCCTGTGCCAAAGCCTTTGCCTGCTGCGGATCATCGAGGTACTTTGCCAGTTTGCCGCCAAAGAGCCCCTTTGCCTTCTCGTACTCGCCGTGCTTGACGTAGATTCGTACATCCATCAGGTCGTTGAAATGCTTGGTGTACTCACCAAAGTAGTTCATGGCAACAGCCGAATGCGGATGCAGCGACGCAACGTCCAGCAGGGCTACGTTCGTGTACATCCCGGGCTCAGCGTAGACATAACCACCCATGCCCAGGTCCGTGCCCCGGAACATGTTGTGGTACTTGCCGTCCTCGCCCTTGGCCCACTCGTAACCGGGAAAGGCATTGATGATGTTGCAGTCGGTCAAAATATCAGGCTCAACTTCCACAATCGCATCGGATTTTCCCGTAGCAAGGTCGGTGTAGACCAGCCGGGGGTGCTTTTCCTTGCCGAAAATAATGCGTGTTGTCAGCGAGTTTGTCGTGTCATTCACCGTCATGCCGGCAAGGTCTGCCAGAATCTCTCGCGCCACAAAGTCTGCCTGACGCTTTTTCGAGTAGAACAGGGTCTCGGTCGCAATCACGTCGTTGTCGCAATACTCGGCCACCTTGTCCCACAGGCTCTTCGGCACCGGCTGATCCCACGGAAGCCCCAGCTCCTGATGGTGGATCCCTAACTCGATTTCAAACTTCTTAAGGCTCTGTTTTTTCGACGAGAAGTCGTAAATATCAGTGTAGGACAGGTTGTACGCCTCACCAAAGAAGCCCGTGTGCTCGTTGATGATCCGGTTGGACAGCGCATAGATCTGCTCCACCGACATCCCGATCATGCGGGCCCAGAGGATATGGTTGTCGTACTTGCGGTTGTTGAAGCCGACCAGCCGATACTTTGTCAGGCTCTCGATCTCCTCCGGCGTAGGATTTACCATGCGGTGTACAGGCTCCTGCTTGGCAAACTTCCAGTTCACGAGCAGCAGATTCGGGAACACCTCCACGTCGAAAAATATCAATGGCGTTTCCTCCCCCACAGGGGCCTCCCGCTGAATATCATCCTTCGACTTGAAGTGCATCTTCGCCACGATCTTCAGGCAGGTGTCCGCCTGGTTCGTGCTGCTGGCAGCAAAGCCCAGGATCGCATTCCGCATGTCGTCCACGTTGTAAACGACATTGCCCTCGTAGGCTTCGTCCATGATGTACGCAATAAAGTCAATGCTGGGCTTCGTATAGGGGCTGATCTCTTTGGCAAGGGCTTTCTTGATGAGGATACGCAGGTGCCGCTCATCCTGGATCTGCTTTGTATCAACCATTTTCGTTTCTCCCTTCAGTGGCAGGCCGCTGCTGATGGTCGCAACCGGAATATCATTGCATTTCGACAGTTTTCTCCGCAGAGAGGACTTCCCCGTGAACACCTTGACCTCGATGTTCTCGTCGTAGATCCTGCTCAGCTTCGTTGCATCGCCGGTGTAAATATAATGCAGGTGGATGCCCGCACCAGATTTGCTCAGCTCCGCATAGGTCTGGGGCCATTTGGAGGCAGCCTCCAGGTTGCGCTCGAAGCTCTTTTTTCCATCCGCCCCGGGAATATCAAAGTCGATGACAATGTGATTCTCCGGAACTTTCACGTAGTGCAGTCTCGAAGCATCCAGTTCGGCCAATTTTGACTTGACATTCTCCCATTTTCGCATCGGAATGCCATCGTCTGTCGCATACTGTGCAGGGCAGTCCTTGCAAATATCATTGAAGAGAGAATGCTGCTCCTTGAACTCGATCCATGACGTTTCCGGCTCGGCAGTGGGTTCTTCTGCTTTCACAGGTTCGTCAAGGAACTCTTTGAATTTCTCCGCTTTGAAGCCGCTGTAGTAGCTCCGCACCCGCTCGCCATTCACGGTCTCCGCGCGTTCCTTGTACTCCTCGAAGTAGTTCATCAGCTCTTCCCGGAATGCACGGCGCGAGTATGGGTACGCTACCTTTGCCTCGTCATTGTAGGTGTTGTACATTGCCCAGGCCCGCTTCAGGGATACACCGCCCTCCTTCTTGAAAATATAAAAGGAATCCAGCATGAAGTTGTAAAAGTCGTTCGATGCACCCAGCATACGGGTCGGAATATAATCATCGTAGAGATGCTTGTTCTGCTCGTATACCTCCTTGCAGTGCCATGCTATGCCACCCAGCTCAAAGTCCACCTTCGCTACAAGGTCACGGTACTTTTTTGCAGGGATCTTTTCGCCGGTAGGTTCCACATCGATCAGTCGTCGGATCAGGCCCGATTTTGCATCCGTGATCTTAACGGGCTTGTTGGTGCCCAGAAACATGAAACACTTGAACTGGCTTGAATACTGGCTGCGGAATTTCTCGTTCACCAGCATGGTCTCGTGGGATACCAGCGAGTTCAGCCGGGTGTTGTCCTCGATGCGGGAAAGGTCACCGTCGTGTTGGATCGCGATCAGCGGGTTCGATTTGAACGCCTCCAGCGCAAACGCATTGGACGATGACCCCAGCACCTTGGAGTCGAACACCGACCAGTACCCGTCGAAAAGTTTCTGGACGATGTTCAACACAGTCGATTTGCCGCTGCCGGGTGGACCATAGAGCACTAGGAACTTCTGGATCTTGCGGGAATCGCCGTTCACGATCGCACCAACTGCCCATTCGATCTTCTTCCGCTCCTCGGGAGAATATAAGGTAGTCATCAGCTCGTCGTAGGCACCGATGTTCCCCTCCTCCAGAAGATACGGCAGCCGCTTCGACGCATAGCTTTCCTTCTTGACCGGGGTGTTCGCAAATATCAATGTATCGTCAAGGGTGTGGTAGTTGTCCCGCATCTGACGCTGACAGTATTTGTGCCAGTTGTCGATCATCCCACTCTCCGCGTCCCACATGTGCAGAACACGGTAGCTGTCATTGAAGACCTGCTTGTGTTCCTCCGCGTAAATATCCAGAGCGCGGTCGATCATCTGGAGCGCATCCTGTTCGTCCGTGCTCCAAAGACCCCGCTCTTCCATCCAGACCGCGTAAAAATCAGAACCCCGGATCATCAGGTCTTTTGACTTCTTGATGATGAATTTGGGATAAATTTCGATTGTCCCGCGTTTTCCCGTCCGCGTTGCAATCATCAGGAAATCAATCATTTGTAACTGACTTCCTCCTTTCTCCGAGGTTTTTATACGTCGTTCTCTTTCTGGAGGGTCATCTGGGCCAGCGCTGCCTCTGCCTCGCGGGCACGCTCATCAGCTTCCTTGCGCTGCTTTTCCGCCTCGTTCACCATCTTGCAGGAAACGAAGCCAAACCACAGCAGACCAGCGATGAGAATGTTCTTCCGGATGCACTTGCCCTTCATGCGGCGGATGGTGTGATTGGCCGCCTCCAGTGCAGCCTTGCTGTTGCTCAGGTCGATCAAAATATCAGTCAGTTCCATTGTCAATTTTCCTCCAGTAATTCGGGTCAGCCAGAATCAGCCGACCAATGTTGTTCTCGTCTCGACACGCCGTGATTCGCAGCATCACATGGGAATCGTCGAGTATCTTCTCAACGAATCCTTCCATAGGGATGCAGATTTTCGATACATATGTCATCAAAACTCATTCTCATTCAACCAGCTCATCAACTGGTACCAAATATCAATGGTACGCATGTCGATGGACGTACGGGTAATCGTAAAGAGACCGCCAGCCCCATTCGGCTGATAGTCCCGATCCATGAACCGGGCCAGGATCGGTTCCGCGCGCTCTTCGCTGAAACGGGTGTCGTCCATGGCAGCCAGGCCCAGACTGACGACCATGCTCCAGAACCACTGCCCCACACGGTTGCCCATGCTGCGGTCTTCCATGATGTGCTCCTCGATGCGAATCGCCAGCGCCACCATCATCTCCAGCATAGAGCAGGGTACGCCCTGAAATACCGCATCGATCATCCCGTACGGAATATTATTCTCCGATGCAAAGCGGTACCGCAGGTTGATGCCGTCCGTTGCCCGGCAGACATCCATTTCGCACGCCGGAATATAATCCCGGTTAAAAAGATACATCAGTAAGCGGTGAAAGCTGAGGTTCCGGGGTTCCCATTCGCCGCAGACGATCTTGTAGAGCCAGTCATAATACTGCTCCGTCTCCCTCATAAAGTTCATTCATCCTCCTCATCGTCGTGGTTACCGGGCCAGTTCTCCCGAACCCGGAGAATCTCGTAGTCCTTGTGGTAGTTGTGGTTGCGGACATGGACAGCGCTCGGTGCGAACTCGCCAATGCGGTCCAGTGCCTCGTTGCCAATGATCTTCGGAATATCATCGTCATCCACGGGCTGATCCTCCGTGTCGAACACCAGCTTTCCGTCTGCGTAGTAGGTCAGAAAGGAAGTCTCGTAGTCGTCCAGCTCACCAAACTGATCCGGCTCAATGACTTCGATGGCCTCATGTGCCACCACATCTTCCGGGTCAGATTCGGTACGGTACTTCCCGGCCAGCTGTTCAAAGCTCTTCTGGGTCGCCCTTTCTTCGATGGTCTTGTCCATATCGGCTTCCTTCTGCCGCAGATTCTCACGCTCGGCCTCGTACCGTTTGCCGTAATAGGTCTCGTATTTCTTCTCGAAAACAGTGTGCATCACAAGGGCACCTGCCCCAAAGCCTGCTGCAAAGAGCAGAATATCACGCACGGTCTTGTTCATTGTCGATGTCTCCTTTGATCGTCATCATGGTAAACGCCAGTCCACCAAAGAAAAGGGAGACACTCATCAGAATGCCTCCCACCATGTGGCGCTTGCGTTTGGTATCGGTCAGATAGTCCAGAAACAGGAAAGTGCTTTCCAAAGTTTCCATCGTTCCACCTCACTCAGAAAGAACCGCCAGACCAGAGACGAAGCAGACTCCGGCCATGGCAGCAAACAGGTAAGACAGTCTCTTAACGAATCTGGTCATAGCGTATTCCTCCAAAATATCAGTCTCAGATCTTGTCGATGATGGGCCCGTCACAGTTGAACCGCAGCATCACCGAGCGCTCCCCGCCGTTGATAAAGCTGTTCAGCGCGTCGTCGCCCTTGACGTAGTTGGTCACACCAAAATCCACGTGGTTCTGTCGGGTCGGGTCGTTCGGGTCATAGATCCAGCCCACGATCTGGCCTTCCGGGGTCTTCAGGGTCACACCACCGTGGGTGCCCAGAGATGCCAGAACGTCATTCAGAAACAGGTGCCCCTGGGTGCGCAGACGCTTGTTTGCCGCCTGCTCCATCAGGAACAGGTAGTTGCGGTTCAGCATGTTGTCAGGCTGCCAGGTGTCCACAGTCTCGTCAAAGATGCAGGTATAGGGGCTGGTGTGCTGCATGGCGATGTCCTTGTACTCCTTGATGGTCTCCTCCACGCCCTGCTCGTTGGTGCTCTTGCTCTCGAGCTCCACAGCTTTGATGTTGTGCTCCAGCTCCTCCTGAACACGGCTGCCAAAGCGGTCGGATACACGGCTCTTGTACTCCTCAAAGGCCTTGTCCAGAGCAATATAAGCCGCAGTCAGGCTCGCATTGCGCTTGGACATGATGTGGTGGGAACCGAACATGCAGCCCAGAGATACCGCACCCAGGGTGACCGCAGGCGCATACACCTTGGCCAGCTTCAGGCCGGTCTGGACGTAGGTGGTCGTAATATCGCTCTTGTAATCCTTCTCGGTGTAGGTTTCGCCCTCGCTCAGCTGGATCTCACCGCTCTCGATCTGCTGCTTGGTCGTGTGGATGCTCTCCACCTGAGCATTGTGCTCGGTCAGAATATCCTGTGCATTGATGGTCGCCTTGCAGGCCAGCACGGTAGCTGTCACGCCACCAATGGCAGCGCCAACGATCATAATGGTGGGGCTTGCCTTCTTCAGCTTGTAGCCGCACTTGGATGCAGCACGGGTCACTTTTTCCACGATTTCGGTTTTGTCGATCTTTTTCAGGAACTTCATAAATATCAATCCTTTCTTATTGTTCAGCGCAGCGGTACAGGGCGAGGCAGCATCAGGCGATATCCGCCCGGGATGCCCTTGATGAACGCCCCGTCAAGGTTGTACCAGCCGTAGTTGTAATCGGTGCTCTCGTTGGAAACGCCCATCAGATCCCACAGGTCGCCCACAGAAACCTGACCGTACTGGCGAATCGCATCGTACATCTGGGAAAGCGTGTCGTCTGCATCCCCGCGGAACTCAAAGTCCAGGTTCTGCAAGCTGCGTCCTACGGCCCGGTTCGGATTTCCCTGCCGGTTGCCGGAGCTTCCCTGATAGTAGGTGTCGTAGCTGTTCCGCTGGGTGCGGGAGCCGGAGTAGTTGCTCGAAGAGCCGCGAGAACGGTCCTCGCCGAACAGTGCAATGCTGACAGCTGAGTTGAAAATGCTCCACAGACCGTTCTTCAGCATGGGCAGCAGATAGTCCACCACGATGCGGTTCTTCACGGTCTTGAGGTCCTCGGCCAGGAACTCGTTGGCGATCTTCTGGATATCGTTCTGCTCCTTGAGGGTCACTTTTCCCTTGACGACCTTCTGGAACTTCTTCTGGGGCTCTGCGGCAGGCTGCTGTCCGATGCTGCTCTTCGGCATGTTTACTTGTGCCATGTTGTCATCCTTTCAAAAACAAAAAAGTAAGAGCCGCAGATTTCTCCACGGCTCTCGCCTTACCTAACATTACTTCTCTTCAGAAGTTTCCTCAACGTCCTCGTCAGGAACGTCCACCTGTGCAGAATCGACATTCTCGATCTTCCAGGGCTTCTGCCAGACGATCTTCTTGGTCTTCGGCTTCTCCTCGTCCTTGTTCTGCTTCTTGGCCTTGTGCTTCCGGTACAGTCCGTATCCCACGGCTGCAACCAGACCCACAGCACCAACAGCGAGACCAATGCCCGAGCCGTTGCTCGAAGTTTCCTCGTTATCGATCATCTGAACATTCTCCTCCGGAACGACCTCAACAGAAGTCTCGTTCTCCATAGTAGTTTCGTTCATGTTCATCATTTCGTCCATTTTTGTTACCTCTTTCTTAAATATAAGTTTATAATGTCGGAGTATTACCTCCATAAAGGAAGCTGAATTTTTCGCGCCTGGTCAAATATCAATAGCCGCCCAGCCACTTCGGAGGCGTGTGATACTCCAGCGTCAGACAGGGCATTCCGTCCTCGTCCAGCCGAGACGCATAGAAAATGTCAACGTTAAGCCCTGAATCCGTGTCCCAGCCCAGCAGGTCACCGTTGACGCAGTGGTCGATGCCCAGATAGTCGAACAGATCATTCTCGCTCACCCGGAAGTCGCTGAGCAGCTGTTTGTTGACCCCATTGACGGCCTTTTCGATCATGGCCTTGGTCGTCCAGAAGTAGGTATTGGTCAGGCTTTCCCAGCACTTCACCCGCTGGTCGTAGGAAACATCGGTCGTGACAAGGTTCTTGGCAGGCTGGATGGTTGCCGGTTCGGGGCACTTGGCCATCTTTTCCAGTGCAATGGTCTCCCGGATCTCCTGTTCCTTCTCGGGACCGATGGCCTCCAGCACCTTGTCCTGATAGGTCTTGAGCGCGCTCTCAGAAAGGGTGCATGCCGCAGCCAGTGCAGCATTCCGCCGCTCGTCCACATGAACTGCACCAATGACACAGCCCGCAGACAGCACCATGCTCAGCGCAGTAGGCACGTACACCGGGCCCGCCGTCTTGACAATGGTCTTCACGTCCAGCTTTTCCAGGCCCAGCTCCTGCTTTTTCTCGTCCAGCAGGATCATGGCCTTGGGGGTCGCGGTCACAGCGAAATAGACCGCCGTGATGCTTCCCGTGATCGCCAGACCACCAAGAATCTTGGATGCATTCTTGCCTGCGCTTCTGCGCACTGCCTTTGCAAATGTTTTCAGGTTCATCTTCGTACCTCCAAAAATTTATAAAAAGAAAGAGCCTACGATTTCTCGTAAGCTCTCGCCTTTCAGATATGTCCGTGCTGCTTCAAATTCTCGAAGCGAATTTCTGTTTCACGCTGATCATCACGCTCCAGTTGGATCTGGTAACGGATATATTCGTACAGTCTGGTCGGCTGCTTCTTCAGATAGTGATACAGCCCCGTAAAGCCGTATCCTACTGAACGTGCAACTGCCTTCAGTACGCGTACCATTGCCTTGTCCATCTTTGCATAATAGTCGTGATCGTACATAAATATCAATCTCCTTTGTTTGTCAGTTTGGATATCTCTTCCATAAGGGAGACTGTATTTTTCGCGTTTACAGGTTCTTTTCCGCAAGCTGACGCTGAACTTCCTCCCGCACCATGTCCTGCATTTCCTCTTCGCTGCGCTGCTCCTCGATCAGGTCGTGGCCAAAGCTCAGGATTGCGCTTGCAGCCATCATGGCCACGGATGCAACTTTCCACCAATTGATCTTCTTCATAAAATATCAGTCTCCTTTTCAAAATTCAAAATGGTTCCCGTCTGGTCGGGTCGTAATCCAGATACTCTTTGATCGGCTCCTGGAATGCTGTCACATAGTACACTTCCAGTCCATCATCCGTTGTCTGCCGGGTATAGTTGAAGTCGATCCAGTAATATTCCCACTCGTTGCCCAGATACTCCGCGCACCAGCCCAGCATATCTCCTTCCGGTGTAAAGTCCAGTCCGGGCAGGAAGGAGTAGAAGTCATTCAACGAGACTTCTCCATTCAACACAAAGTCGCGATTCATATGGTAGAACGCATCTGTCAATTCCACCTCTGTGGCATGGAAATATCTTTTTGAGATAGGTTCGTAGCAGAGTAGTTTTTCCTCTGTCATCTTGTCACGAACTTCAGGCAGCTTTTCTTCACTGATCTGCTCCTGAATTTCTGCTTCTTTTTCCAGCCCGATGTTCTCAATCACCTTCTGCCGGTAGGTCTGATAGGTCTTTCCCAGTGCCATGTACGCCGCAGTCAGGCCTGCGATCTGCTTTTTGTTCAGCGTGTTGGACCCCAGGATGCAGGCGATGGTGCCGCCGCCTAGAATCACCGCAGGAACGTAAGCTTTCCAGCATATCAGAACGATTTGTTTCTTTGTCGGTGGCTCCTCCACAACGCCCTGCTCATCTTCGTTGTGTTTTCGCAGCGCTTCATCCACTTCGAGCAGATGCTTTGCCTTCGTGGTTGCCCGCCCGGTTTCGATGGCCGTTGCTACCACGCCAACAGATGCCGCCACCGCCAGAATAGTCCCGCCGTGCTTGCGCAAGAATCTCGCGCATGTTTTCGTCAGTTTCATGGTTTAACCTCCCATCACAAAACGATTTAGCCATAGAGAAGCTCGTAAAGCCGATTGGATGCGCTCAGATAGTTTTCATAAATATCTGCGTCCGCACACATGCTCATGTAGTCCTCCGCGTTTTCCACCTTGGAATAGATCTGCTCAAGATTTTCTTTGAGCGCCTGAAGTTCGTTTTTCGTTGCCGGGTCTGTGCAGCTCCGGATGATGTCGTCCAATGTTTTCATGATGTTCAACCTCCATTTTGAAAAATAAAGAGCCTACGATTTCTCGTAAGCTCTCGATTTGGTTAGCGCTTCAAATACCTTTCAGCCTGATCCGTTCTCAGGAATTCATACAGCTTCCGTTCCCAATTCGGACTCCGGTCCTTCATAGCGTTATCGAGTGCATCTGCCGCCAAATCTTCATTGCACATCATAAGTCGTCTCCACATGATGGCAACGAAGTCAACGCAGAACAATTCGTTAATGCCAAAAAACGCCACTGCGCCCAAAGCAACTTTCACCAATGTCTTCATAATTTCGTACCTCCAAAATATAATTCTGAGACTAACCATCTCATAAAGCGCACTGAAAATTTCGCGTCAGATCACATCAGCCTTCTTGAGAATATCCATCAGCTGCGCCTTGGTCATCTCTGCGTCCACTACAAGATGGATCTTCAACTTCTGCTCTTTTTCGCTCCAGTTCGCCTGAACCTCGCCCAGCTGTACCTCTGTACCGGGTAACTGCTTTTTCAGTATCTTGTTGATGACCTGCGAGATGATGCAGCGCAGAAAACTCGACCGGATCAGCATAATGTCCTCCATAATCGTTCAACCTCCAAAAATAAAAATGAAAAAAGAGAGTGGAGATCGAATCCACACCTCCACAATGAAGTGGCGCTCTACCATTTGAGCTATCTCTTCCATAAGCGAACATGAATTTTTCGCGGTTTGATAAAAAGATAAGAGGGCGTGATCTTTCAGATTTCGTCCTCTTCCAGATTGCTCTCTTCGTCTTTTGTATCAACCCAATTGTTCAGTTTGCTCATCTGATAATACGCCCATCCGCACAATGCCAAGCTAATGCTTGCACATACGGTGCAGTATTTGAAATAAGCCCCATAAGTAATAGGTTTGTTCATAAAGTTCTTAATAGCTTTCATCATAGTAATTTCTCCTTTCAAATGTAAGCCCTCTTACCTCCATAATGCAGGCTGAATTTTTCGCGTCAAAATATGATGTTTCCTTTCTTTATATCATCCACGTTGCAGGTATCCATCTCGTGCTTATAGATCTTTGCAAATAGATCCTGTGTATCGGTATCTTCTTCATTGATTTTCCACCAGTATTTGTTATTAAACGCCTCATAGAATTTCCACGCTTCATCTTTTTTAGAGAAATAATAAACTTTACCGCTAGGTTCATCCCATGCTGTAAATATAACAACTTCCCAGAATTCCATTTGGGTTCAACCTCCAAAATATAAAAGAAAGAGCCCATGCTTTCGCATCAGCCCTTCTCCGGGACGGCCCAACTTAAGTTGTGTTCAACCGGTCTATCGTCAATTATCAGTCTTTCGACGGCCGGAATGCCTGACACAACAGCCATACAATAACGGTTACAATCGCCATTGCAATTGCTGTCATGATCATCTGCCCAACCGTAATCGAATAATTCCAAATTTTCTTAAAAATAGATTCGTTCATATTACATTCTCCTTTTCTTGGGCCTTTGTCCCATAAAGCACGGAGAATTTTTCGCGCCTAGATCAAACTCCGGTCAAACACGGTCTCCCAGCGTTCTTTCTTGAGGGGTTTCATGCGCAGTGCCCACATGATCTGCCGTACGGTCACAGTCGGGTACTCGCCCTTTGCGTTTTTCTTCTTGGCGTGGCTGTCAAAATACTGCCGAAACCCTTCATGCAGGTAGATCTTGTCGGTCAGCCAGGGGTCAATGGCGCTCCAGTAAGTAGCCTTGGTTTTCTCGTTGTAACGCTGCTGGATCACGCACAGGCCTTTTCCCTGTTCCCGGTAGAGCGTGCAGACACGGTACACCGGGTGATTGCATCGGTAAACGCTCCCGTAGTAGCTCGTCCACTCTTTTGGCGGTATGTCGTGATATCTCATAAAAAATAAAGAGCGCCCGCAGCTTTCGCCACGAACCCTCTCGGTTCCTCCTTTACTTTCTGTCCGTAAAGCCTCTCTTGATCTCATGGAGACCATCGCTCATTGCTCTGGAAAGCGGCGCTACACCGCCAGCCTCGCAGATCGACCAGTATACTGTCGTACCAATCGTTCCCAGAAACGTCAGGCAGCTGATGCCAAACTTCGCCCACTCAATGCGCCGTGCCTTCGCAGCCTTCTCCTGATCGTTGATGACCTCCTGGCCCTTCCGCCGTTCCTCATCCTCTTTCAGGTTCTGGTTGCTCTCCTGCTCGTCGCTCTTGAGCTGCATGTCGTACAGCTGCAATGCCATCTTCGCCGTGTTCGTGTACTCTTCCGTACCCGGTTTCAAGTCCTTGAGACTCTCCAGCGATTGCTTTGCCGCTTCCTTCAGCAATTCTTTGTTTTCGTAGTTTTCCATTTTGATTTTCTCCTTTACAAAGTAATTAGAGTTTTCTCCATTAAGCACCATGTTTTTCTCGCGTCAGGTCCAGTTTGTGCACCCGCAGCATGATGTACTTGTCGCCTTCAAAATTCTTCACCTCCTCATCCAGGCTCAGGCTCAGATAGGGCCAGTCGGGGGAATCTTCCTCGCCGATCAACAGCTCGCCCACTTCGTAAATATCACGGTAATGGAACCAGCGGTAGAGCGCCATCCCGAAGAGCAGCCCCAGAACGATGGCAACGAATAACACAGCATAGTAGATGTACAGCATTTTTGAAAATCTCCTTTTAATAATGTAGTAGATAAAACGGTCTTCTGCGTGATGAAAAAATAAAAGAGCCTACGATTTCTCGTAAGCTCTCTACGCCTTAGATGTCGTTGCGAATCAGAAACAGGTCATTTCTGCTTCGAGTTGCTCTCACAATTCCGTTCGCACGAAGCAACACGATCGCGTTGGCATAAGCCGAACGTGCATTCTTAGCATTCTTGTACTCGTCCGTATTCACATACATCACTTTCTGATTGCTTTCGATAAACACGCGGACTTTGTCCATTGCGTTCACATAGCCTCTGTCGTAATTTGTTTTTACTCGGTAGCCCATAGTTTCAATCTCCTTTATTCATATTCGGAAGACATCCTTCCATAAAGCACAGGGAAAATTTCGCGTCGCTTCGTTACGGCCTATTCTAAAATAGAAAAAGAAAAGAGCGCATGTTTCCATACGCCCGTTTTCCGGTCAGAATCCATCAGCGGATACCACACCGAACATCGTTCAGCATGAGGAGTTCTTCGCCCTCATTCCAGCCCGCATACTTGTCGTTATACGACTCGTTAAATGCGGCCATAATAGAGTTCCTCATTTCCTCAAAGCCCTTCACAATATTCTCCAGCATAGTAAATACCTCCTAAAATTGTTTATTTCTTTCCATAATAGAAGGTGAAATTTTCGCGTCTGTGCAAAAAAAAAAAAAAAAAAAAAAGAAACGCCATGATTTACTCATAGCCACATGCTAGTTACATCCTCCGTTAGCATTAACGGCGGCGATTTCTAAACTTCCGTCTCCACCCGTAGGCTCGCCATTTACTATTCCATTCCTTTCCATAATGCAGCATGTATTTTTCGCGTCTGCATAAAAATAAGAGCCTGTGTTTCCACAAGCTCCATTTTGATCAGTGTTTCTTCTTTGTTCTGCTTTTCACCTCGTTTGTCTTTGCTCCGATCAGCTTTGCCAGTCTGACCAGAATCACAACGATCAAGATCCAGATAATCAAGTTAAACATATCAACATACCACCTTTCATAAAGGCAGCTGAATTTTTCGCGTCATGCCCGCTCCCGGCTGAGGATCCAGAAGAATTTGTGATAGAGGTTATAGTACATCTCCGATCCGCAAGGGCAGCCCCTGGCCCGAAGATTATTATAGGAGAACCCTTCTGTCACACCCTTCAACAGGTATGATCCAACCGCTGGCTCTTTTAACTCGGCAATACAACTGTCAATCAGTTCAATGCGCTGCGAATAGTATGCTCGTACAAGGGCACAGCGTTCGGTCGGGTTAGAAGGGATGTTTCCTCTTACGATGCCGCCAATGTCATCTCCATGCGCTTCCCAACCGCTCGCCAGTGCAATGTTCTTTTTCCACTCAGGGTATTGGAAGCAAAAATGTTTCAATTCGTAGTATCGATGCCGAGATAAATGATACGGGTTCTTCTCGGAAAGTTCTGGTTTCTCGTGTCGCATCACTTTCCCTCCCATACATAACCGGTCTGCGCATATAGGAGCTTGGGCGAAATATAGTAACTTATTCTCCCGTATTTTGAATCCATCTGTTTGATATCAGTTATCTTCTCCCCATTCCTCGTAGCTTCACCAATTGGGAGCCATCCCGCAATGATTCCTGCTCTTACCCACGATGGATCTCTTCCATACACTTTTGCGGCCACTCGTACCGGGACACTTCCGGCTCCAAATACAGTCTGTTCCATTTCGTTTAACTCCTTTTTTGATTTTTACCAAGCTCATTTCCACATCTTGGTACTAAAAGGATGTTACTGGAAGAAACGGGAGTCTGCGTCATGCTTTTAATTTTTTCATGTATGAACCATTGACAGCCAGCAGAATATCGTTTAACCTAGAATAGCTTTCCAAATAGAAAAAGCCCGGTTTTCCGAGCTTTTTGTGCAATATTCTGTTCAATGTACGAAATATAGCACATCCATCATGCTATACTGAGAAAAAGAAAGGACGCGATAATAATGTTAATCACCTGCCCAGAGTGCAATCTTCAGGCCAGCGATAAAGCCATCTCCTGCCCTCACTGCGGATATCCTCTTCATGCGGAACTATCCCAAACAATCGTTGCCCACAAAACCAAAAAGCGTAATCGCCGTAGACGCTTACCAAATGGATTCGGCCAAATTACAGAGATCAAGACTGGTAACTTACGGAACCCCTTTCGCGTAATGGTAACTGTTGGAAAGAACGAAGAAGGCCGTCCCATCTGCAAGCCATTAAGACCGCAAGCCTATTTTGCTACCTACAACGAAGCCTATCAAGCTTTGCTGGATTTTCGTCGTAATCCGTTTGATCTTGGCAGCTCTACAACCCTCAAAGACTTGTACGAGAGGTGGTATAAAACCCGCATAGGCAAGGTCAGTCGTTTCACTCTCGCTCGGTATCGCACATCGTGGGATTATTCCTCGTCCATCCAGAATAAGCGAGTTTGTGAAATCAGAATTTCTGATTTGCGGAACTGTATCGAAAACGGTGTCATTCTGTATGCCGGTAAAGAGCGCCACCCTGAAAATAATGCTAAAGATTCAATTAAAGCACTTTACAACAACCTGTTTGATTATGCCGTTGCCTGCGGAATCATCGATAAAAACCCAGCCAGACAATTTACGATTGATTCTGGATATGTCCGAAAGCCAAATAGTCATATTCCATATTCAGATGAAGAAATCGAAATTCTGTGGAATAGCCTTGACAAGAGCCCTGTTATTGATATGATTCTGATTCAGTGCTATTCGGGGTGGCGGCCTGGCGAACTATGTGACCTTCTGGTTGCTAACGTAGACCTGGAGCATAGGACCTTCACTGGCGGTAAGAAAACAAAAGCGGGAACAAACCGGACAGTTCCGATTCATTCCCGCATTTATGATCTTATTCAGGCCCGTTACGAAAAAGCCCTCAAAATCAATTCGCCATATTTATTTAATCATGTGTCTAAAGGTAAAAATGCCCATACCAACTACGCTTCGTTCGAGGCCAGACTCCTTGTCACTGTTAAAGAACTCAACTTAAATCCTGCACATACTGGACACGACGGACGTGTACATTTTGTTACATCCGCAAAGAAAGCTGAAGTTGACGAGTACGCTTTGAAACGCATAATCGGGCACTATATTTCCGACCTCACCGAACGTGTCTATACAGCTCGTAGTACCGACTGGCTACAAAAAGAAATCCAGAAAATCCCTTAATGGCTATCGATTCATGTATGATCAGTGTACGAATCACTCAATTTCAGGGCATTTTCTTTGCACTTTTGAAGCCTTCGTCGAACTTAATTCAGCGTATTAACGTTCATCTGCATCCAATTCTTAAATAGAAATGGTGTTGCAAAGATTCTTTTGTACGAAAAATCCATCGCATCATCGCCTGTTCATCTCCGCTCGTGTACAATTGATGCACAATCATCGAACCTCATTTTACGTTCCTGTGCGTTTCTTTCATTCCATGTCGCAATCGTCCATCCTCCGAAAAAAAAATGTTGATTTTCCACTGCCACATCAAAACTACATTTTGAATCTTTCATCCTCAGCCCATCGCTCCCATGGATTATTCGCACGCAAAAAAAGAAAATACCCTGTAAAAACCGCCCGAAGGCAGCCTACAGGGTATTCTTCTATGAGCCCTACGTCATCCGCCAGAATGCCATCCCAGCAAGAACACAACTTCAGGCTCCATTTTGATTACTTCCCGGCGTTGTTCTCCGCCTTCAGCCGTGCAAACAGTTCGTCTGCCTCGATGGCCTCCTTGGTGAAGGAGTTGTTCTTCCACCAGTTGATAATGGCCACCACAACGGTGATAAGGGTGCTGACCAGTTGCTGGAGCTGCTCGTTGTCGATGGGCAGCGGGCTCTTGTTGAACGAAGCCAGCAGACTGTTCAGCAGTGCCACGATCAGGCAGATGGTTCTCGCCCAGGTCGCGGCACTCGCATTGGTGTATTTCTCCATTTTGAAGTCCTCCTGTTCAGGCTGTGTGATCTTCCCTCAGCGGCAGTGCCTCCATCCGCTCGTATAGGTTCGTGCCGGTGCCGTTGCCCTTCAGTTCGTGGTACGCCTCGTATACAAGCCCCACGTTGGTCAGCCCGTCCGAGTCAACGTACCCTTGCTGGATGTAGTACCGGCAGCTCTGATAGAGTCTGTCGTGGAGCAGAGCCTTCACCGCTTTTTTCAGTGCCTTCTGCTCCTGGATGGTAGCGTAGAACGCCTTCCCCGCCCATCCCAGTGCCGCCGCGATGATCAGGGAGACCACCTCGTTGAAATGGGTCACGATAAAGCTTTCCGTGGGGTTCACGCTCCCTTCACGCTTGTCAGACCCGCTTTTGCAATGATGCTCGGGTAATCCTTGTAGACATGGTTCATGTCCACCACGCCGCTCACACCGGCCACCTTGCCCTTGGAGCTGTACTGCCACATACCGTGCTTGCGGGTCGGCCGCTTGTTCCGGTAGTCCGCCAGCCATAGGTCAAAGTCGTTCAGCTGCCACATGTTCAGGTTGTAGTCGGCAAAATTCGAGTAGGTGTACAGGATCGCGTACAGCCCCCACTTTTCGATCTCCCTGAGCTCCATTTTGACAAGTTTCGTCAACTCGGCTGCGGGCAGACTTTTCAGACGGGGGTCCTCCACGTCCATGGCAATGGGCAGCTCAAAGCTCTTTCCTTCCAGGCAGGTCTTGAGCAGGTTCAGCTCCTTCTTTGCCATGCCTTCCGTTACCGCAACGGTGTAAGCATATACGCCAACTGGCAAACCCACAGATTTGGCCCCGGCATAGTTCGCTTCAAAGCACGGATCGACGTAGAGCTGCCCGCTCTTGGTGGAAACTGCACGGATCATCACGCCACCTACTTTGCCGCTGGCCTTGACTTTTTTCCAGTCAATGATTCCCTGCCAGCGGGAAACGTCGATGACATCAAGCATTCCCCTGCTCCTTCAGTTTCTCGGCCAGCTGGGTGCACAGCTTTTCGTACTCCTCTTCGGTCAGGCGGTCGTTGGCAAAGAAGATATCCAGCTTCCGCTGCATCCCGTTGGTCTTGCCGCGTTCGATCAGGCGTGCACAGGTGTTGTAGAGTTCCATTTTGATTCCTTTCTGCTCACGTTCCGCATGAGCCATCTTAATGTAAAAAATCGCTCATCAGCATTCCTTTTCAGTGTGCCAATAAGCGAAACGATACAAATGGGCTGACCCGACTCTTATTCCTCCGGCGTAACCCCCAGCTCCAACATGGTCAACCGGTACTCCTGATCCACCACCAGGCTGTCGGTGTCGGTTTGGGCGCTTTGCAGGGCGGCCAGTGTTTCGGGCAGGGTGTCCACGGCTTTCTGCTTTGCCGCTGCCTTCTGCTGGGCCGCTTCCTGCGCAGCCAGCTCTTCGGCGGTCGGCGGCTGTGGGACTTCCCCGTATTCGTACACCTCGTACTCCGCTCCGCATAGCCGGATGCCCCAGTAAGCTTCCCCGGGCTGTGCATTTTGGTTGTGTGCGTTCACCGCAGCCTCGATCGCGCTGTAATCTGCCGGGGTGCCGTCGGTCTCGGTCGGTACCGTGTACCCGGGGCGGATCGCTGCTTCTTCCATTTTGAACTCTCCTTTCCGGGTGCTCAGTTAATATAGTTAAGCTCCCCTAAGAACTTAAACGTTGTCACCAGCGTGTTCAGCGGCAGCACGATGCAGGGGCGCAGACCCTCAGAATTTTCGCGGTGATTGCCTCTACTGGAGAAACTACCATCCGCATAGAACGTATACATATAGTTTCCGTTATGGGTTCGCTTGGAGCGTGTCCAGTATTCATTGGCTGCTTTTCGCTTGTCGGTGGCAGCAGTCGTATAGTCGAAGTAGTCCAGTTTTGCCCCCTCCTGTGCCATCAGGCCGTCCACGCCCTGCCATGTATAAACACCCATCTCAACAGCAGAAAGCAGAAAGCACTTTCTCGAAAGGCCGTTCGAGCCGGAGGAAACATTGTCCGAGCCGTAATCCGCCTGTTTCACGTAGGGCAGATGTACGGTCATCAGGCGGTTTGCCACACTGGGTGTGATATTTCCACCCGGGTAGTTGACACACCAGTTGTCCAGTGCCCACCCTTCGTAACCGTAGATGTAACCGCTACTGATGGAAGTGGACGCTGCAATGCTCGACCTCCAGAGCCATGCGCCGTTGGCCGTGCTGTCGTACAGCCCGCCGCCCGGAACGCCCTTATGCACCAGCTTATACCAGTAGGTCGTGCCGCTCGGGTCTGCAATGCCAAATTCCGTTCCCAATGCAAAAGAGCTGATGGGATTGCCGCCGTCATAGAACTTCTTGGCCACGCCGTCCACGCCGATATAGCCCTTGTGTACTGGCCTTGCGGTACCGCCCACGCCGGTGTAGATTTTGGAGACCGACTTGGCACTTCCGCCGATTCCGGTATAAATTGCCATGTCTCGTCCTCCTTATGCGTACACCAGCAGGATAGAGCCGGTTGCAAGGCTGCTTCCCGCACCGGGGTCACTGGTTTGGGAGGTGATGGTGTTGGTGTTGACACGTGCCCAACCTGAAAAGCTGTTGCCATTATTCCATCTCTGGCGAAACGCCATTTCCCCTGTACGATGAGCAATATATACTTGCGTTACATTACCGGCATAATTCCACACCATAACAATGCCGTATGTATATACTCCGCTTGGCCCGTTTGTCCCCCAGTGCTCAGGAGTTGTCCGCCAAATGCCTGTATCGAGAGTATCCCAATTAGGCGCGCCAGATAGCTCGTCTCTCCAGAGCAAAGTCTCGCACGCACTTCTAGCCGTAGTCTGTCCAGTCCCTCCTCGGGCAATGGGCAGAGTTCCTGATACGATGGCACTTGCATCATGATTATGCGCACTCGGTGGATAACTACTCGGCTTCCCGCTCACGCTGTCCCACGTAGAGGGAAACGTACTCGGTTTATCCGTCACGGAATTCCAGTCCGTCTTGATGCTCTTGAACTTGTCGCCCACGGTCTTTGCATCCGCGGGTGCGCCGTCAATGGTCAGGGTCTTGTCGGTGTTCACCACCTTCTTGGCCGCTTCCACCAGTTGGCGGGCTTCGTTCTCGCTGGCCTTGGCGTTTCCTTCGCTGGTCTTTGCATTCCCCTCACTGGTCTTGGCCTTCCCTGCGCTTGCTTCGGCTTCCTTGGCCTTGGCGGTACAGGTAGCCACGCTGGTTCCCATGCTGTCGGCGCTGGCTTTCGCGTTGGTCTCGCTGGTCTTCGCGTTGGCCTCGCTGGTGGCAGCTTTCGTTTCGCTGCTCTTGGCGTTGGTCTCACTGGTCTTCGCGTTGGTCTCCGAGGTCTTGGCCGCATTCTCGCTTGCCTTGGCATTGGTCTCCGAGGTCTTCGCCTTGGCCTCGCTGGTCTTTGCGGCGTTCTCACTGGCCTTGGCGTTGGTCTCGCTGGTCTTTGCCGCACTGGCCGAACCTGCCGCCGCAGAAGCAGAAGATGCCGCCGCGTTCTGGCTTGCCCTGGCTGCATTCTCGCTGGCCTTCGCGTTGGTCTCGCTCACCTTGGCGGCATCCTGGCTTGCCTTTGCCGCATCCCGTGCCGCTTCGGCCTGACGGAGCAGCTCTTTGATGTTGGCGATGCTCTGGTTCACAAAGTCCCGGGTCCACTCCATCGAGCTGGCGATGTATTCACGGACTTCCCGGCCATAGATCGCCTTCCGGATGCCCGTAATGATCGCATCAAAATCCATTCCTATTCTCAACCTCCTCCATTTTGAACCCTTACGAACTGCTCAGGTTGCCCAGCAGCTGGTTCAGGAAACTGATGATCGCCTGTGCGATCGTCCATACGCTGTCCATGGCCTGCTTCTGCACCTGCTGTTTGGTCAGCTTCTCGGGGGTCAGACCAAAGGTGAACTGCTTCTCGTTGGGCGCATCCAGCGGCAGCTTCAGCTT